ATAGTGTATGAGGGCAGTGTATACATGAAGTAAAGGTTTAAATGACCAATGTAAACGACTGAAATAAAGATAGTTAGATAGACTATACATGACTGAAATTCAATTTGCGTTTTCCCCTACACGCGTACGGGATGTATGTATATGTATATTACCTACAAAAACAGAGATGGTTTTTTCCAGGGGCACCAATACTTAACTAGAGTTACTTAAAGTAATGGTTTAAGTAAGGTATAGGGATAGTAGTACTAGTTAGGGTTCTAACATGGGGATATAAGGACATGCCGATCCTTTCGGACACAACAAATCTTATCATTACATTCAAAGATTTATAATGTTTCAAGGCATCAATGATATTTTATGAGCATCTTTAGAGATAAACAGTATAAAGGATTTTTCTCTGAAAGCCTTACTGGGCCTTGATTTCTTGTTTACGTTTGTGGTAACTTTTTGTATTACATTAGTGGTAGCAGAAAAATAATATATATCTTTGCTTAGCTATGATTACAAAGAGTGGTGTTGATTTAAATGTGTGTGCTTATTGCAAGAAGACTTTAGATGAATACTCTAGAACTATAGATCATTTATATCCTAAGAGCAGGGGTGGTAAGTTGAGTAATAAGAACAAGGTTCCATCTTGTGGGGATTGTAATAAGATGAAGGGTGATTTAAGTTTATGGGAATTTTCTAAAGCATTGAATGGATTGATATTTTATGAGCACGCTCGCCACAAGGAGAATCTGGCGCAATTAAAAAAAATAAAGTTGAACGTGCAAAATTTAATCAATGAGCGATCTGATAAAAAAAAGAGTAAATAACATTGTATATGATTTGATACTGCTGGAGGCAGATAGGGTTATTGCTCACAATCAAAAAAACTTAGAGTTGTATTATAAGGATTACAGTGGGGAGCTGGTTCCTATTGCGGAGCCATATGATGCTGAGGTAACTGTCTTAATTGACAATTTACTTAAGAGGCGGAAAATGAGGTACATGATATCTTTTAATGAAACTATAGATTTACTTAATGACATCAAACCCTCTAGTAATAAGATACTTAGGCTAATGGTAAAATGCATGAACTATGGGAATGTGTTACGCAACTATAGCCTTAGGGATCTGCAGCAGGCCACTGGCATGAATATGAGATATGTGATTTCTAGCATATCGGAGTTGTGCGCCAATGATGTTATTCGTTTTGAGATGGAGAAGAACAGGAGGATATATATGGTGAATCCATCTTTCTTTTATAAGGGAACGATCAAGAAGATGTTTTATTGTACGAAGAATTTTGACAGGTTGCCTAGGAGAAATGAGGACCTTGAGGAATTGTATGAACCAAATTTAGATATATAATTATTTGTATATTTGTCTCTATGAAACATGATAAGTACTGGGCATCTAACCCAAAGAAAAATGGCAGCTATGTCGATAAGGCACGAGTAGAAGGTAATAAGCCTGCGCCAAATACGCTTAAAGATGAAATGACTAAGTGTACTGGAAAGTTTGAAGTAATGTACCAAAATACAAAGGACAAGAATTACAGACTTTAATCCTATGGAAAACAGGGATAACATAATTAAAAAGATTAAGGCTAAGCTGGCTCGCAATAAAGAAAAGCGCAAAAAGATTGAAGATCTAAAAAATAAAAAAAGAATGGGTCGGCTTATAGTAAACCCTGATAAAAAGCCATTACCCCCTGATTTAAAAAAGAAAGCAGCTTTCGATTATGAGGGCCCAATTTCAGAAGAGGAACAACAAATCTTAAATAAAAGGGCTTCACAGCCAACATACCTAGATGAAGAAAATCGTAGGTACACAAATTGGTATTACAAAAATCAATTAAGAAAAATAAGAAAAAGTAAATAAAATAAATAAAATAAATAGTTATGGACAAGCCTAAAAAGTTAAAAAAATTTAAGCCTAATGAAGGTGTTAGAACTGTTGTAAATACTGGGGACATTGGAAAAGCTGCAGGAAAAGTAGCGACTCAAGGATATATAGGAGGAACTGCATTAGGAAAAGCTGCAGGAAAAGCTTTAGAAAAAAAGAAAAAAATAGAAAAAGGTGAGTTTGGACCAGATATTATAATGAAGGGTAATACAAAACCAAGATACAGCAAGTCTAAAAAAATAAATAAATAGTTATGAAAAACAAAATGATGATGAAGATCAAAAAACTTAAAGGAATGAAAGACGACATGTCTAAAAAAGAAAAAATGAGTAAGGTGGACGAAATGAAGAAGAAAGTGATGGAGATGAAGGGCAAGGGAGGATATAGTAAGTAATGGCCTACCTAGATAAAAAATCAGGCGTAGATCCAAAGCTTCTTAAAAGAGTTGGCGATAAAGCTAAAGATATAAAAAATAAAGTTCCAAAAGGGTATCATAGGATGCCCGATGGGAGCTTAATGAAAGGTGATTCGCACAAAGGATAGGGCTATCAGTAAGGTAGCCCTTATTATATAATTTATGGGAGAAACAAGAGTAAGAGGTGTTCGAACTGAAGACTGGTATCCATCGCATCCAGAGTTTGAATATCCAAAAGAATTCGTAGATTGGATAGACAGCATAAATTCAGGCTGGCAAAATAAAGCAAAATACAAATCATTTGAGCTATACTGTAAACAAGCAATGCAGTGGCTTGAAGACAATACCCTCATAACAGACTTTCAAAACGAAGAAGACCAATACAATTGGTTGGCCCAAGAAATAAAAAAGTGTAATGACAATACACTGTACTTCTGTAATAAATACGGTTGGATAAAAGAAGATAAAGCCGAAAATGGTATGTTGCGATACCAAGCCTGGGAAGCACAGAAAGTTTTACTGTATTTATTCGATTGCGGATACTCAATGATGATTGGAAAGGCGCGACAAATTGGATTTACAACGACAATGTGCCTTGCAGGAATGAAACGAGTAAATTTTAACAAATCTTATTTCATAAAATTTGTCACACACTCTAAGGATAAGGGGGTGGAGATATTCCGAGATAAAGTTAAGTGGACATATACAAAGGTTCCAGAGTACATGGCTCAGGAAGTCAAGAACTGGACCGATCAGATTATGTCATTTGATAAAAAAGGAGGAAGGAAAGGTAGAGATGAAGGTGGGGCATCACGATTTCAAGTAGACAGCCCACAGGTAGATGCTATTAACGGTGGATCACCATCTGCTGTATTCATAGATGAGATTGGTCTATTTGAGATATTCGGTGAAATGATGCGTGAAGGTAGACCTGCCTTATTTAAATACAATCCAAATACAGGGAAGATGACCATGCAGCAGCAGTTTATAGCCTGGGGAACAGGAGGAGAGATGGATAAGGGTGGTTCTGTATTTGAATCAGAATTTAAAATGTGTAACAAACAATGGAAAGAAAAAAACTATGACTATGGAATTATACCACTATTTTTCAACGCATACGCACGAAGAGGAGTTACCGACAACCACATCAGCAACGAGCGGAAAGCCTATTTGGCACTTGAAGGAACAAGAAAAGGAGAAATTGCCAAAGTGCAGTTCCACCAACATTATCCAATTACCATCGATGACATGTTCCTTCGAAAGTCAAGAACACTTATACCAGTACACACTTGTAATAGAAGACTAAATGAAATATATGGTAAGGATTCTCCTATAGAATATGGATTCTTTGATCCAATAATGGATATGAGTCAGCCAACACCTGACCTAATTACAGAATACAGGATTACAGGAGCTAGATGGATACCTACATCAGGTAGAGAAGACATATCTACGACAGCAATGATTGTACACCATCCTCCACATGACGAGCTATGGAAAAATAGGTGGTATCAAGGAACTGACCCAGTAAACTCAGAAACAGGACACTCTATGATGTGTAGTGCAATATGGGATGCGCTTACAAATACGGTTTCCTCTGTAGTGTTCCATAGGGATAAGAAATTTAAATATACATATCTGCAGGTACTGCTACAAAGCCTATATTATGATCAGCAAAAAAAGGGAGGAGTAAAAGAGCTTGTTGAAAACAATATCGGAGATATGCATGTAGACTTCCAAGAGGTACACGGATTTAAAAGTAAGTTTACAGCAAATGCACAGCTACCAGATTACTTTCAGACATATGGAGGTAAGTGGTTTGGTCTTTCAAACAAGGCCAACACAGCCCCACGTATTATAGCAAAGACAGAAGAGAT